AGCCAGGAGGGGGCTATCACGGGAAGAAGACCAGCTTCACGAGGATGGCGGCCATGCCGGCCATGAGGCCATAGCCGACCTTGGCGATGATTTTCTGGAAGCTCGTCAGATCCTCGCGGATGCCCTTATACCGCTCGGCGCAGACGGCCTCGTGCGTGGCGAACTTCAGCTCGAGCTCGCGGATGCGGCGGTCCTGCGTGGTCTCAGAAGGTGCCCGGCGTTCGATTTCTGTCATCTCGGTGTCCTCAGTCCGTGCGCTCGATGGTGATGAGTACGTCGGCCGTGGCGGTAGCCGCGGTCGAGTCGGTGACGGTGCAGCGGTAGGTCGCGTCGCGCGCCTCGCCGACTGCGAGGCCCGTCGCTTGGAAGGCCGTGGTCGCAGAGGTCGAAGCCGTGACCGTCAGGGTCGCGCCGCTGACGTTCGTCCAAGCGTAAGTGTACGGGCCGACACCGCCCGTCGGGGTTGCGGTGGTCGTGTCGGTCGTGAGCGTCGACGTCGTGCCGAACTTGGCGAGCGAGGCCGGGGACACCGTGAGGAACATGGCCGCGCGCGTGATGCTGACGGTGACGTCGACCGTCTTGGTGGCCGCGGCGTTGTCGGTCACGGTGCAGCGGAAGACGGCGTCGTAGGTCGTGTTGTTCACGAGCGGCGTACCCGTAAAGGTCGTCGTCGCGGCGGAGGCCGAGTTGGCGGTGATGAGCGTCGAGCCGCTGGTGCGCACCCAAGAGTAGGTGTAGGGGGCCGTCCCGCCGGTGGCCGTGACCGTCGTCGATGCCGTCGTGATGCTGCTGCCGCTGTCGGTCTTGGAGATTGCCGACGGGGCGGCCGAGGCGGCGAGCGTACCGCTGACGGTGTTGCTCGAGCCTGCGACACCTGCGGCAGGCGGCTCGGTGGTCGAGACGCCGCCGGCGGGCATCTTCGTGCGGACCCAGTAGTACCGCACGGTGGTGTCGGTCTTGACGATGAAAGCCGCGGTCGAGTTGCCGGACCAGATCAGCGTCGCGCTCGAGAATGGGGTGGACGCGGTGTGCTCAAAGAGCTCGTAGCCTGCGTCGGCGGGAAGGTCCGCCGGGGGCGTCCACGAGAAGTAGATGGCGCTGGTCATGCCGACGAGGCTGAGGCTGGTCGGCGGCGGCGGCACGTAGTTGGTCGGCGTCGGGGTGGTGATCGAGCCCGGGGCGAGATAGTCCGTCGTCAGCGGGTCGTTCCAGTCCGTCGAGGCCTCCTCGCGGATGACGATCTCGACGAAACCGGACGGGTCGAAGTTCCAGCCCTCGCAGCGGACGGTCTTGCCTGACCAGCCGAGCTCGGGGATGGTGACGGTGCCGGTCTCGAAGGGGCGGATGCCGTACGCGCTCATATTGCAGCGCAGGGTGGCCGACTGGCGCAGGCGGCTGCGGCGGTTGAGCAGGATGGCGTGCCGCTGCGCCTCGTACTCGTCGGTGGTGGCAGCGAAGTCGGCATCGAGCCAGGTCTGCTCGCCGTCGTTGGCGACGTATGTGCTGTTGACGATCGCGCGGAATTCGACTTTCTGCCAATTTTTCGTCGGGTCGATGAAGGTGCCGCGGACGCTGTTGTGGCGTCGCTCGTACGGCAGGGCGGTGACGAGCCGGATGCCGCCCTCGACCAGCGAGTCGACGCCGAGCGAGAAGCTCGGGGTCTGCCACGCGCCGGGGAACATCCGCCACTTGCCGCCCGAGTAGTAGCAGACGCCCGCCATCGCCTGCGCGAGCACCTCGATGTTGTCCTCGAAGCGGTCGGTCGCGTTCAGCACGACGTTGCAGGTGTAGCGGCGCTGCGAGCCGCCGGGGACGGTCACGAATTCGTCGCAGATGTCGGCCGCGTCGGCCACGAGGTCGTAGTCGATGCGCGCGGCGTCCTCGCCAAGGCCGAGGCGGGCGTCGAGCAGGTAGTCGGCGAGGCAGAGGGCGGGATTTGTCGAGTAGGCCCACGTTGTTGCATCGTTGACGCGGTGCGAGCCGCTGCCGCCGGCGCGGGTGCCATCAAGGCGCGGGTCATACACCTTCTTGCCCTGCACAAGACAGGTGACCTCGGGCTTGCCCTGGCGGTAGACGTCCTCGTTGAATTCGTAGGTGAGCGCGATGTAGGCGACGCCGCGGCCACGGTGCGAGGCAGTCCATTGCGAGGGGAAAGCCGTGGCGAGCTTAAAGTCGGTCGTCTGGGTGTCGCTGCCGACGTAGCAGCGCACCCACGCGCGGTTGATGTAACGGCCGCCCAAGACCTTGCCGTCGTCGGCGCTGCCCGTGATGGCGGTAAGGGTGCCGACGGCGTCGCGGTTGAAGTAGACCTGCCCGAGGCTGTTGCACTCGTGGCCGGCGACGACGATGACCTGGTGCAAGAAGTCGTTGTTGCTGCCGCTGCAGAGGGGCGGAATGACGTTCATGCCGCCGCAGAGCATCTCGCCGTAGATGATGCGCCGGGCCTCGACGGTGCCGGAATACTCGACATCCTGCGACGGACGCGGCATTTTCGGCTTGCCGATGAGCATCTGCGCCGCCTTGGCGAGCGCGATATTGATCAGCGCGGAGACGGCGATCTTCTTGATGGCGGCCCAGAAAAGGGCCTTAGCGGCTGCAGCTGCTGCCGCCTTCGATGCGAGTACCGCGACGGCGGCGGGGATTGCTTGAGGCATCAGGGCACCCAGCGCGCGAGGATGGCGGAACGGGGGTACGCGACGAGGCCGACCGGGCCGCGGACGAGGGCGGTGCTGCCGACCCAGATGCCGGCGGCGGGGCCGTTGTCGGTGTCGATGAGCACGAGATCGCCGCGCTGGGCGCGACCGGGGACGGTCGGGCCGTAGATGCGCTCGAGGGCAGGACCGAGGCCGCCGCAGTCGCGGATGTGGCGCAGCGCGCCCAGCTCGTCAGGGTGGCAGGCCTTGACCTTCGGGACGGTGTCGCCGTCGGTCATGGCGTCCCAGACGCGCGCGACGAAGGTGCAGCAGTTGTCGGTCACCCAGTCGAAGGGCACCTCGCGGTGCTGCTCGATGGCGTGCCACATCTTCTCGTGCCAGTCTTCGCGCTTCATCGCTCTCGCTCTCCGCCGCCACCGGGGCCGCCAGGGTCGCCTGGGCCGGGGGTGCGTCCGCCGCCACCGCCGCCGCCACCGTAACCGACGTCGCGGCGGCCCCAGCGGTTCACGAAGCCCTCGATGGTGTGCGTCAGGTCGAAGAAGCGGTCGCCGCTGTGCAGCAGCTCTTGATCGGCCTGCGTATACCGCGCGATGCGCGGCTCGCGGCGCAGACGGTGCTCACAGGTCATGGACAGCGTCGCCTCGCCCTTCGCTAGGGTGATGGTCTGCTGGTTGATGCGGCCCTCCCAGATGACCTCGGGCGAGCCGATGAGGGCGCCGGTGTCGGGGCTGAAGAAGCCGAGGTAGACCGTAACCGTGCGGTTCTGGTAGTCCTCGGACAGCGCGGGCGTAATCCAGGTGCTGTCGAGACCGCTGCAGGTGAGGGTGACCTGACGCGCGACGACCTCGATGTTCTCCTCGACGGACTCGATGCCGCCGAAGTCGCCGATGCCGAGGAAGGTCTGCGCGGCGTTCTCGGTCGTGAGGTTGTCGCCGTTCTCGGCGTCGAGCGGCTCGCCGGCCTCGGTGAGCAGCAGCTCGCTGATGGTGATGCTGCCGATGCCGTCGTGCACGCGGACCGTGCCCGAGTCGTAGGCGACCTCGACCATGCAGACCATCGTGATAGAGGCCTTCTCAGCCTCCAGCGCATAGTCGGGCGACACGATCCGTGTCACGCGATGTCCTCGACCAGGTTTAGCTCGATGTCACCGATCAGGCCGGGGCGCACGCCCCAGGAGACGGATTCGTCCGACAGCAGGAAGCGGCCCATCGGCGAGCGGAAGATGACCGGGGCGTTGTCGGCGGGGCTGACGCGCAGCTGCGGCTCGAAGATGAGGTAGCCCTGCCCCGACGCATTGCTGTCGAGGTCGGCGACCAGTCGCTTGAGCTCGCCGCCGATCTCGACCCAGTCGCCCGCCTTGGCGAGCGCGTTGGTGGACACCGGCAGGCCGTCGATGTTGAGGGCGGCGCCGGTCTGCGAGGCCCCGTTGACGAGCGCGCAGCGGGCGACGGAGGCCCAGTTGATGAACTGGAAGTCGCCGGCAACGCGCCCGGCCACGAGGTCGTAGAAGCTGACGTGGGAGGTGGTGCCCGAGGCCGTGAAGGTCTCGGAGAGGCGCCCGGCGGCCGTGAGGGCGGTGCCGTTGCGCAGCGAGGTGTCGCCCTGCGTCGTGCCGGCGGTGGCCTTGAGGTTCACCGCGCCCTTGCCGGCGGCCACGATGGCGCGGATGGCGTAGGGCGCGCTCGTGACGGTCGTCAGCGCCGCCTGGTAGGCGTAGCGGTCGGCGGTCACGCCGGTGCGGGTCAG